AAATGAGCAGAAGCAATATCTTCTCCTGTTACTCCACCATTTCTTAATCCATCAAGATAGGTGTCGATAACTTGTCTAGAGAAACCTGCTTCTCCTAACTTTGTATAATCATCATCATTGATCTCACCTGTCTCTGTAAACCTGTTAGAAATTTCCTGTGGATCAATACCAACTTCTTCTAATACAGAAGCAAGTCCATCGCCATAATATTCCTCAGCATCAAAGTCAGATTCTGTTATTTCAGTTTCTTCCTGTTCTGAAGTCTCAGCTTGATCTTCTTCTGTAGCTGCACCTAGCTTACCTTCAAGTTCTTTGTAACTAGCAGCTAGATCTTCTACTGATTTAAACTTCCCTAAGATAAGACCGTTCTCATCAGTTTCATTTTTTGCAAGAGTTTCTAAGTCTTGACGAGACATAGGGGGTGTCTCGGTAACATTTACCTGGGATGAAGTCATAATATTTTGTTAACTATAAGTAAGTGTACGACCATTTTTAGTTTCGACCACCTTTGGTTCATTTGGTTTTGGTTCGTCATTTACACCAAGTTTGCTTACTACTGCTTTTGCAGGTACAAACTTTCCTTCTTCATCTCTTTGTCTAGGTTTCTTGGTTGGCATCAGATTCCTCCGTTAGTTGTTGTGCATTTGCATTTTTTTGTGGATCAAGCAATGGTGATCCGAGAGCAGCAGGTCCAAGATGTTGGATAAGCTGCTGCTGTTGCATCGCTTCCATCTCTGCCTGTATCTCTTCTTGTGTCTTTACTAGGTTAGCAGTATCTATGCCAATTGAATTTGCCAGACGTTTTATGGCTTCATCTACATTCATGTACTGTCTCATAATATCTGGGCCTAAAGCTTGTGAAACCGTTCCAATAAATTCAACAAGCTTATTACGATCATTACCACGACCAAGCCCTTGAACACCTGTCACGATCTTGGGTTTGACTATTCTATCTGGTAGTTTTGGAGCTTTACCAGAACGTACAAGCATATGCATCCTACGTTTTAGATATGGTAGTTGAAACTCCTGTGTAAGTATGGAGTAGATACCACCAAGACTGTTCTCTAGTTCATTAGCCATCATGGTAACTTCTGCTGCTGTAACCCTTTCTGCATCTCTCTGTACAGACCTAGCCATAAGAAAGGCATACTCTAGTCTTGATTCAATACGTTGTATTGCAGAGAAAGATACATTGAAGTCTGCTCCTTTACCAACCTGCATTACAGAAATATCTGCTGCACTTCCTTCTCTTATTGCACCATTAGGAGCTTTGGCTAGTGTTGCTGCTCTGGTTACACCATTAGGATTTACAAGGAATATAGTCTTAGCTGATGCTGCTGCCCCTTCGATTATTGCTTGCATCAAGGCTTCAAGACTAATCAAGTCTCCTCTGTATTCTTCTACATAACCCCTGCCATAATCTTCTCCATCAATTCTTACAAATCTCAAAGTAATCCAAGGTGATACTTCTACTTTTGATCTGCCATCAGTACCTGGTATCTTTTCTCCCTTACATTCCTGATACCACATAAAGTCATCATTGACTCTTCTGACATATGTATAAATATCAAGGTCACTATCCATTGTCTTCTCGTCATAGTTCTCTTTCTTCTTGATCTGTTCTAAAAACTCTGGTGACAGTGCATTAGGGTTAACTGATTCCTGTGTAATAATTTCTAATACATTACCTACTGCATCTCTTTTGCATACAAACTTTGATAGTGGATATACTTTGAGTCCATCATCTGTGAGATAGAGAAGAACATTGCCTCCAACGATCAGATGTTTCAGTGCTTCAAACATAGCAACTCTGTCGTTAGAGATCTCTATCTCATTCATCAAAGCTGTTTCTATTGTTCGTAATCCTTTATCTATTTCTGTTTCTAAACCTTCCTGTCCTTGCTTCAGTAGTTCAAGACTATCAATACTTAGTTTGAAGAAGGCAGTTGATGGTGGTAGTAAAGCAAATAATAGTTTAGATGCAAGACTATTCACACCTCTAGCACCTACAGCTTGGAAAGGTGTTTTGATCTTTGCTCTTGTACCTGTTGTACTTTCTGGTATGAGACTAGGGATTGTAAGTTTAGAAGATTCCTTTGCTTCTCTATCAAAGGTAGATCTTGCACTTTGTAGTTGTGCGTATCTTCCACCTGCTGTTTGTCCTTGTGTTGAGTATTCCATTTATTTTTTAGATGATTTAGATCTAGCTCTTGATCTCAAACTTTTTCGATAACTGCTTACTGACATTTTTCTTATTCTTCCTGTAGAGTCTTTTTTAAATGTTGATTTATTACCACTTCTTCTTGTTACACCTGCAATGTTAAGAGAGTCACCAGGATTACTCATACCTTCTTTATTCATCCTTTTGATTTTTAGTTCTTCTGTAACTTTTGCTGTATCAACAGGATTATCTACACCAGTTTGCATACCAGTTACAACAGGTGGAGAATCATCAAACGTAGTTTTTGGTGGTGTTGCTGCTCTTGCACCTCCTCCGAAAAAACACATATTTAATACCTCAAGTCAGATGTACTTTGATTAGGATTCAAAGGTATTCTCAACATAGCTGTACCAAGTCTTCTTGCTCGACTTTGCCTTTGTCCTGTTCTTTTTCTACCACCTGTAGTTGTAGTTTGCTGACCTGTAACGCTTGAAGGTGCAGGTCTAGTTCTATTATCACCGACAACAACTCTCTGTGCAGTCTTCTCAGGCTTTGGTGGTGTTGGTCTAGGTTCTGGTAAAGGTGGTGGGGATGGTCTTCCAAAGCACATGGCTAATTCTCCAAGACTGATTCAGTGAGCATGGTGTCTTTTTGTCTTGCCTGTTGTTCAATTAAATAATCAACAACAAACCTTTGCCCTGCTCTATACCATACCTCTCTATCAGATAAAGACAAATCAGGATGACGATTAGGAAAGATTTGATCTAAGGCAAAAATCAATTCATCTGTAATTACTGGTAATTTTTCAGATGGCATGATTAGCAAGATTTATATTTAGTATATGTTAATTTAAGAAATAAAGTACAGTAGGTTTATATTTATATTCATGGAGTCCAAAGAGATACTTCTCCTGTATCAAAATCAAAGTCTCCATCTCTCAATATTCTTGCAAGCTGTGCATTTAATACAGCATCACTAAAATTATATTTCTTTTTCTCATAAGCTTTTACTACTTTCTCCCACATCTGTTCTAGTGTCTTGGCTTCACCTAATATTTTTTCTGCTGTTACTGGTCCTACCTTATCAATACCAAAGTAGTTATCAGTACTGTCTCCTGTGAGAGCTTGAATCATCCAATGTCTATCAGCTTTACGTCTGGTTATAAGTTCCATATCATCACCTGCTAGTAGTGTACAAGGTACAGATCTCATGTCCTTATCAACTGAAACTATTATTGGATTGTCATATTTTTTTGATGTTGCAAGAATAGCCATCACATCATCACCTTCTAAACCTGCATAACTTTCAGATGTATATCTTTCTCTTACCCCTTCAATAATTTTGCGAAGACCTAAAGGTTTTCTTTTATGTTTTCTATTAGCTTTGTATTCTGGATATATCGTATGTCTAAATGTTGGATACTCTGTAAAACACATAACAACATTCTTATCACCTTCAGCAATGGTTTGATAGTGTGCAACTCTACCATCAACCATTTCATGCACATCTCTTTCATCTGCGTGAAGTGTGTGTAGGTTAGTATCCCACTGTATGTCTTGCTCACAAGCACAGCATGAAGAATAGATAAGCCAATCAGCATCAATAAGTAAAGTCATTAGTTTCCGAAGTAGGTTTCCATAGGTACTACAAGTCTTCCTGTCTTTTCGTCATACAATAATTTATCTACTGGTCCTGTCATTCCTGTGTGTCTATTTTTCAATACTCTTAACTGTAGTTCTGCTCTTTCTGCATAGCTTTCCGACTGCTGGTTTCTTTCACAGGCCACTACCAAGTCAGATAGTTGTGCTATTGAATGGCTCGACCTTAGATGATTAAGAGAAACTTTATTTCCTTCCTCATGTCCTTTACCCTCTGGTCTACGCAAGTGAGAGACAATAATCAAACCTATGCCAGTAGATTCAACTACTTGTCTAAGCTTGGTACAGACTACATCTAAAGCTCTTCTTTCATCTAAATCGCTGATACCAGAAACTACTATTGTTAAATGATCCAAGATAACAACATCTACACCTTCTGCTGTTGCAAGATATTGTATCTGTTCAACTAATCTATCAGGATCAATAGATCCGAAGTGATCATATAAGAATAGTTTTCCTGTACCAAACAGCCTATCAAACGATTGTTTTAGCCCTTCTGTTTCTTCTACATTATCCTCAAGATGCAGGGGTTTATTCATCTCTACACCGAGTATCCCCTGCATTGTTCTTTGTACCGATTCTTCAAGAGCTATATAACCTACGGTCAGACTATTCTTCATAAAGTGATGTGCTAGTTCACGACATATTGTTGATTTACCTGTACCACTACCTGCTGCTA